AAGCACAACATCACCTCTATAAAATCATTTGAGGGTTGTGATATTTGCTGGTGCGAGGAGGGACAAAGCATCTCAAAAGTCTCTTGGGAAACCCTGATTCCTACCATTCGTAAGCCTGATTCTGAGATATGGGTGACATTCAACCCTGACTTGGACACAGACGAGACTTACAAGCGTTTCGTGGTCAATCCTCCAGAAACAGCCAAGATCGTCAAAATGAACTGGTCTGACAATCCTTGGTTTCCACAAGTGCTTAAAGACGAACTAGAGCATTTGAAGGCCAAGAACATTGATTCTTACCTGAATGTCTGGGAAGGGCATACACGCCAGATGCTTGATGGTGCTGTGTACGCCAATGAACTGCGTAAGGCTCAAGAAGACGGGCGAATCCGTGAACTGATTATTGACAAGTCAATCCCTGTTCAAACCTTCTGGGACTTAGGATGGGCTGACATGACCTCGATTTGGTTTGTTCAAGTCATTGCTGGCGGTGAAGTCCGAGTCATTGACTTCTACCAAAACTGCCAGAAAACCATCGACCACTACGCCCAAGTTCTTCAGGACAAGGGCTATATCTACAAGGATTGGTGGCTTCCTCACGATGCAGAGAACAAGAATATGACCGGGAAATCAGTCAAAGACATTCTTGAAGGCATGGGGAAACCTATTAGGATTACGCCTAAACTGTCTGTTGCAGACGGGATTAACGCTGCCCGTACCCTGATGGGGCGGTGCTTTATTGACGAGACAAGGTGCGCTGATGGCTTGCAGAACTTGCGCCATTACCGCTACGATGTTGACCCGAACACCAAGATGTTCAGCAACAAACCTTTACACGACCAGCACAGCCATGCCGCTGATGCTTGGCGTTATGTGGCAGTAGGTCTTGATGAAAACATCGGGACTTGGGGCAAATCTATCAACGTAATTCCGAAATGGGTGGTCTAAATGTTCATGATGCGACAAGGTGATATTACTAACGCAAAACGGGTTGACGAACTGGAAAAGCGCATTGAAATGCTTGAAACTGTGGTAAAAGCGTTACAAGAAAAAAATGCTAGAATAGGCAGACCACCAAAGGAGCGAGCAAATGGGAAAGAAGCTGTCGGGAGTCTATCTGATTCGGAATAAGCTGAACGAGAAGTGCTATGTCGGTGTGTCTGTTAACATTTATTCACGATGGAGACAGCACAAGTATTGGGCAAAGAACAAAGAAGTAGCTTCAAAAATCACCAACTCTATAAAAAAACATGGAGTCGAAAATTTTGAATTTTCAATCATTGAACTTTGCGATAAAGACTTTTTTGAAGAAAAAGAAAGATACTGGATAAGTAAATATGATTCAGTTTCTAGCGGCTATAACTTGACCTACGGCGGAAGCATAAGGAAAGTTATTTCAGAGGAGACAAAGCTGAAAATGTCTAACAGTCGCATAGGAGTGCCAAAGTCTGACAGCCACAAGAAAAAAATTGCACAAGTCAATGGATCAAAGGAAAGCCGAGAAAAGTTTTCGCAGTTGAATCTTGGGCGCAAACTGTCTGATGAGACAAAAAGAAAAATGTCTGAAAGCAAAAAAGGTTTTAAGCATACTGATGAAGCAAAAAACAAGATGCGTTTAGCTTGGATTGCCTATAAGCAGCGTGTAGCGTTACAATTGGGGTAACGCCCAAAGGTCGGGCGACCAGCAAAGGTCAAAGATGAGCCAAAACCAACTTAAAGCCGCACTCCAAGCCGCCATTGATGATTCAATCGGCTTTATTGAGAGCGAAACGGTTGAACAGCGTAAGCAATCCCTGCAAGCGTACTTGCGTCAGCCTTACGGTAACGAGGTAGAGGGAAAATCCTCAATCGTTACTGGCGAAGTTGCAGAAGCTATTGATGGTGCTTTACCCGCACTGATCCGCATCTTTACTGGCTCAGACCAGATTGTTGTTGCTGACCCTGTTGGCCCCGGTGATGAAGCTGGCGCAAAGCAAGCAACTGATTACCTGAATCACATCTTCCTGAAGGACAATCCGGGCGTGATAATCATGCACGATTGGTTCTTTGACGCTTTGTTGCAGAAGAACGGCATTGTGAAAGCTGTTTGGGAAGACAAGGAAGATGTAACTAAAGAAACCTACGAAGGTTTGTCTGATGACGAACTGGCAATGTTGTTGCAAGACAAGAGCATTGAGGTTGTTGAGCAAGACACTGTTACCAATCCTATTCTCGACCCAATGGGCAACCCTGTCTTTGATGAGATGGGCGTAGCCGCTACCTATGGTGTTCACGATGTAACCATCAAAAAGGTAGAGAAGTCAGGCAAGGTCAAGATTTCCAATGTGCCTCCTGAAGAATTCCTGATTGCCAAGGCTGGTCGCACTGTCAAGGATTCCCCATTCGTTGCCCACCGCCGAATGATTACCCGTAGCGAACTGATCGCAATGGGCTTTGACGAAGACATTGTTAACAGTCTGCCAGTGGGTGATGCTCTGGCCTACACACCTGAACGAGTGGCTCGATTCGCTCCCGGTGAACAGCCTTATGACGATCAGCCAAACGATTCTTCAATGCAAGAAGTTGAAGTCTTTGAGTGCTACATTTACTACGATGCTGACGAAGATGGAATTGCTGAGTTGCACCAAGTCTTCTATTCTGGCAACGACATTCTGAGTGACGAAGAAACGGACTATGTGCCTTTCTACTCTGTCTGCCCTCTGCCAATTCCACACAAGTTCTTTGGTAACTCGTTGGCTGACCGCACTGTTGACTTGCAACTGATTAAGACAACAGTTACTCGTCAGATGCTTGACAATATGTATCTGACCAACAACAGCCGAGTGACCGCTGTTGAAGGCCAAGTTAACCTTGATGACTTGCTGACCTCCACTGCTGGTGGCGTGATCCGCACAAAGTCTCAAGGCGCTGTCCAGCAATTGACTGTGCAGAACATGGCGAATCAGTCGTTCCCAATGTTGCAATATTTGGATTCTGTCCAAGCAAAGCGCACTGGCGTTACTGAAATGTCGCAAGGTCTTGATCCCAACATCTTGCAGAACGTGACTGCCGCCGCCGTAGCCTCGATGCAACAAGCTGGCGCTGGCAAGATTGAACTGATTGCCCGTATCTTTGCTGAATCTGGTGTCAAAGAGTTGTTTGAAGGCATCATGCACTTGGTCAGCAAGTACCAGCAGAAAGAACGAATCATTCGTTTGCGCGGTACTTATGTGACCATCGACCCTCGTACATGGGCTAACAAGTTTGATATTTCTATCAATGTTGGCTTGGGTAACGGCAACCGCGACCAGCAAATGGCTATGCTGAACATGGTCTTGGCTAAACAAGAGCAGATGATCGGTCAGTATGGCCCCGCCAACCCATTGGTTTCGCTTGGTCAGTATCGTGGCACTTTGGGCCGTATGGTTGAGGCCGCTGGCTTTAAGGATTCTGCTGAGTTCTTCAAGCCTATTAGCGCAGAGCAAGACCAGCAACTGTCTAACCCACCTCCACAGCAACAGCAAATGCCTCCTGAAGTTCAGGCTTTGATGGCTAAGACACAGGCAGACATTCAGGCTCAACAGGCTAAATTCCAAGCTGATATGCAAATGCAACAGCAAAAGATGCAAGCCGACATGGAGTTTGAACGCCAGAAGGCCGCACTTGAGTTGCAACTTCAACGCGAGAAAGCCGCTGCTGAGATTCAACTGATGCGTGAGAAAGAAGCCTCAAAACTTCAGATTGAGCGTGAGAAGATGAATATGCACTTTGCTATGAAACAGCAAGAGTTTGAAGCAGAGGCACAACTGAAGGCCATGAAAGTGGGCGCTGGCATTACATCTAATGTGGAGATTCCCGGATGATTGACCAAGCAGAACAACAAGAAGTCGTCAGGATCGCCACTAATTACTTCTTGCAAGAACTAGGCTCCCAAGAGGCGGCAAGTGATGCAATGGGCAAACTTGCGACACTGGTTCAAGAAGAAGGCGCAAAGCTGGTTCACATCGGCAATGTTCTGTTCCTCGTCATTGTTCGTGGTCAAAATGCCGTTGAAGTTCACACGATTGGCAATGAGCCAAACCCCCGTGATCTGGCAAAAGACTTTGTTGATCTGGTGAACTACTTGAAGAACATCAAAGTTAAGGTTGCTTATACCTACAGCGAAGACAACAAGTTTGATCGCTTGGCAAAGATGACTGGTTTGCCTGTGCAAAAGAAGCAAGCCGAAGTTGACGGCAAGACCGTTAATGTTTACATCATGGAGTTTTAAATGCCAGCAATTCCAATTATTGCCGCTGTTTCTGGTGCTTCTGCTGCAATTGGTGCTGGCGCTGCTGCCGCCATCGGTCTTGGTACTGTTGGAACTGTAGCGGCTACAGCCATTGGAACGGGAATTATTGCTGGTGGCATGACTGCTGTTCAGGGCGGTGACGTTAGTGATGTGCTTGAATCTGCTGTCGTTGGTGGCGTTACCTCATTCGTTGGTGGTACTGTTGCTGGCGCTGTTGGCAATGTTGTTGCAGAAACCACTGGTAGCCCAATTGCCGCATCTGCCGCCGCTAATGCCGCAAAGACTTTGGTAACTGGTGGCGATACAGAAGAAGTGTTGACAAGTGGTTTGCTTGGCGGTGTTAGCGCAGGGATTAACCAGCTTGAGAAAGACTTACGCCAAGAGGAATTTGACTCGCAAATGACTGAAAGTGGTCTTGCTGGTCAAACTGCTGTTGAAGATACGACTGCAACCGTATTGCAACCATACGAACAAGCGCAGTCTATTGACCAACTATTGCAAGAGATTCAGGCTCCAGCTTCAATGCCTATGGAGCCAACACCAGTAGATAACTCTGCTGCACTGGCGGCTTTGGGTGTTGCAAAGACCGTTGCTCCTATAGCCATTAACGCTATTGCCGCTGATGCCGCAATGCCTGATGAACAGCAAAGCACTGGATTTGAGATTGTCCCTATCCCTTCAGATTGGACTTCTCCAACATACAGCCAGCAATTTACGCCTTCTGCGCCTGTTGACTTTGGCTCGGTTGATTTGCTTCAGGGTACGCAATGGGGCCAACAAGCACAGCCAATGGGAATTTCAAGCCTGATGAATGTGCTGAACAGCCAAAACAACTTTGACCAGCCTATTGGCAATCTGAACGATGTGCCAGTGTCAATCAATGACATTATTGCCAACATCGGAAAAGAGCAATACGCACCATTTGACATGAATCAGCAGATCGGTCAAATTGATGGTTCACCAGTATCTTTAGCAAGCATCATTGCAGGAATTCAAAGTCAATATGGATAAAAAACGTCAGGCTGAGTGGGCCAACAATCTGCTGAAAGACGACTTTTTCATAAAAGTTATGGATGATTTGAAAAATCAGCAGATTAGTGTGATAATTAACACAAATCGAGATGAGGTTGACGAGCGTGAATCTGCTTACAACCACATCAAGACGCTTGATCTCTTTATTGGACACTTGCAAGGCATTGCCGCAGAAACCAAGATTCAAGAGAAAAAGTGGAAGATTCTGTGAGGAAACTCACCCGCAGTCCAGACGGTTTCTGGCGATAAACGAGACTAAACATGGAAAACACCAACCCGCAAGGGAGTGAAAGCCTAAACGTAAACCAAGCCGCTAATGCGTTTCTGGGTTTGATGGGTGATGACAACGGAGCCGAAGAAGGCCAACCAGAGGAATCAACCGAAGAACTTGAAGCGACTAGTGAGGTTGAATCTGAGGAAGCTGAGTATTCAGAAGAATCAGAGCCTGTAGAGGAAGTAAAGCCCCGATACAAGGCAAAAGTCGGTGGTGAGGAAGTCGAGGTTGAACTTGACGAACTTATCAACGGCTATCAGCGTAGCAAGGATTACACCCAAAAGTCTCAGGCTCTGGCTGAACAGCGCAAGGCAATTGAAGCCGAACGCCAACATCTTGAGCAAGTTAAACAAGAGCGACAAGCATACGCCCAGAAACTACAGGCTTTGGATAGCTTCCTGAGTCAGCAGAATAAGGGTGAGGACTTAGAAGTTTTGAAAGAAACAGACCCAATCGGCTATGCCGTGAAGGTAGCGGAACAGTCTCAGCGTGAGAAGCAGTTAGCAGTAGTTCGTGCCGAACAGCAACGCATTGCCCAACAGCAACAAGCGGAGCAACAGCAGAATCTGCAAAACCATCTCAAGGCCGAGTCTCAAAAGCTAACGTCTGTTATCCCAGAACTGGCAACGCCAAAGGGTGATGCGATTCGGAAAGAAATCCGTGAATACGCAAAATCTGTAGGCTGGTCAGATCAGGAACTCTCCTCAGTGTATGACCATCGCGCTGTGCTGACTTTGTATAAAGCAATGAAGTTTGAGCAACTTCAAAAGGGTAAGCCAGAGACTTTGAAAAAGGTCCAGCAAGCCCCAAAGATGCTCAAGCCCGGAACTTCAACGCCAAGCACTAAGTCATCGCAAGAGAAACAAGTGATGCAACGGTTGCGTCAATCCGGCAAAGTCCGTGATGCTGCTGCTGCATTTGAACGATTCCTTTAAATTTTTGGAGCTTTAAAAATGGCAACCTACCAAACCTATACCGCCATCGGTATGCGCGAAGACCTCTCTGACGTTATCTATAACATAGCCCCACCGACACTCCTTTCATGTCTTCCATCGGCAAGACCAAGGCAACTGCAACTTACCACGAGTGGCAGACTGACAGCTTGGCCGCTGCTGCTTTGGGCGGCGCTGTTGAAGGTGCTGATGCCTCTAGCATCACCGCATCGCCAACAACCCGTATCGGCAACCGCACTCAGATTTTCACTAAGTCTGTTGCTGTGGCTGGCACTTTGGAAGCTGTTGACAAAGCTGGTCGTAAGTCTGAAAAGGCTTACCAATTGGCTAAAGTTTCGGCTGAACTGAAGCGCAACATCGAGTTGACCCTGTTGTCCAACCAAGTGTCTGCCGCTGGTGATTCCAGCACTGCCCGTACTTTGGGTGGTATGCAAGCATGGTTGAACAGCAACTATGACGGTGGCACTTCTGGTGTGGCTGGCTCTGCTGGTACTACTGCTCGTACAGACGGTACTGACCGTACCTTCACCGAAGCAATCTTGAAGACTGTTATCGCTGAAGTTTACACTTCTGGCGGTTCTCCAAAAGTCTTGATGGTTAACCCCACTCACAAGCAAACCGTGTCGGCTTTCGCTGGTATCGCTGCACAGCGTTACATGGCTCCTTCCAACGAGCCAACCACCATCATCGGCGCTGCTGATGTGTATATGAGCGACTTTGGCACTATCTCGGTTGTGCCTAACCGCTTCATGAACAGCACTAACGCTGGTGACGAGACTGCCTTCATTGTCGACCCCGACATGGCTGCTGTGGCCTACTTGCGTCCCTTCCAAACCATTGAATTGGCTAAGACTGGCGACAGCGAGAAGACTCAACTGTTGGCTGAACTGACCTTGGAAGTGAAAAACCAAGCTGCTCACGGCATCATCGCTGACTTGAGCTAATCTAACGAAAGTTAGTCAAAGCCTCCCTTGGGCGACCTTGGGGGGCTTTTTTCTTTATCACGCCAATGATAGAATTGCAATCATGGAAAACCCTACATTTCGCAAATCTGTTGCTCACGCTGATGGTGAAGGCGGCTTGGTCATTCAAACTGCCCAAGATGTAACCGACATTGTTGAACGCAACAAAAAAGAGTTCAACAGCTATGACGAACGGGCCAAGTGGTCTGATGAGTTGTATGGCAACAAAGTAGCGTCTATTCCAATGACTGCAATTGACGACTTGAATCATCAAGGCATCATGCGTGGGTTTCATGTGATTGATAACGCTCGATTTGCGATGTGGTTGAACAACCCTGACAATCGTGCATGGCGTACTCGTCCGGGAGTAATCTAAATGAGCTTTACAAGTTACT